TGGAAATCAATTATGAAGATGGATGCGGATCTAATAACCAATATTAAAGATCCGGAATTGTGGGAGAGAGCATTAGAGAGGACAGATGAGATACTTGAACCAGTTCTCTCAACAAATTGGGATTATATGCCCGAATTTGTTGAATCAACGTCTGCCACATTACCATTTTCTTTGATGGGTTTCAAAACAAAAGGCCAGGTATTAGGGGAACCAGATTTTTATAATTGTTATGTAAGAAACCCCTTTACGAGACCTTGTCTTTGGCGAGTCTCACCAAAATATGAGTTCTTATCCATAAAAGAAATAATAGAAGAAGAGAAAATTCGAACTTTTATAATACCCCCTTTGCATCTGCTCTATTGGCAAAAAGCCTTTGGAGCAGGAGATAAAAAGATGAAAGAAGTTTATCCAGGGGATATACGATATGGATATTCATTTCAATATGGAGGATTTGATCGATTAATACGGGCCCACGGAGGTGGAAGTTTTGAAGAAACAATGAAAAGGTTGTTTTTCGAGATTGATATATCTGGATGGGACCGTTTGATACCATTATTACGACAAGCGTGGGAAATGAGACGAAAACATTTAAAATACCCTAAGTCACTTGATGATTTTTTTGATTGGGTGATAGAGCAAACGGTAAAAGCATTTATTGTTCTCCCTAACGGGGATATTGTGAGGCGGAAATGCGGAAATAATTCAGGAAGTGGTACTACAACTTCCGACAACTGCATTATGCACCAAATGTTAACAAACTATCTTAGAGAAAAGTTAAATCATTACCACGGAATTGAACAAACTGACATGCACGCAGATGTGTATGGAGATGACCTATTAGCTTCATTGAAATTAGATGAAGAACAGGAGGCTCAAATGATTAGATGTCTGAAAGACATATTGAGAAACCTATATAAGGAGTTCAATATGACAGTTAAAGAATCAGCTTGTCAAATTCAAAAAGGACCAGTCGGCATGCATTTTTTGGGAGCGACATGCCGGGTGATAAATGACCGATTTGTTCCCTCTTATGATTCAGATCGCATATATAGTGCATTTGTAACTGAAATAGACAAACATGGACCAGATGATGAAGTAAGCAAGGCTTACGCATTAATGCATTTGGCATGGCACGATGAAGAATTGTTCACAAATATAAGATCTTTTATCATAACAATTTTGGCGGATCAAGAAATCCATGGACCATTTGTTGACAGTTTGCGCACTACAGGAGTGCCAGGCCGCCAGCGGGTGATTCATGGATTTTGGTTGGGTGTGGAAGGAGCTTATGACTTTTTGTGCCCTTCCTTGTAATGGAGGTAGGAGGTTTTAAAAATTCAATGGGGGGTGACAGACCCTAATTAGTTTTTAATTTACAATCAAAATGGAATGTTATCAAAACAGCAATTTGAGAAAAAACACGCGACCAAATACGCCAAACTTACCGCTGAGCAAAAGTCAAAGCGGTATCAAGATTATGTCAACACGCAAAAAGGACAAACAAAATCAAAGCCGAGGGTCCGACAGCGACGGGGAGGAGGAGACTCCAATCCAATTAACGCGGGCCGAACGTCTCGAGCAGTTGAGCAAAACCAGGTGGGAAATGTCCCATACAGGACGCAACAGCGTCGAGCGATGCCATATAAGCAATCCGGAGGAAATAACGTTAAGCTCTCATCCTGTGGTAAGAACTATATCACGGGTTTGCTTAATCCATTTCAATACTTCGACTCAACTGGCGTTGCCAAGAACCGAGTGGTTGGTATGTCAGGTGGTATCCCCAAGGTATTGCCATGCGTTCCGACCTTCCCATCGGTTAAATCAAGACGACTTGCTCTATTCATCAGGGGAAACATGAGTGCTGGAGCTTTCAACGATATGGTTTTTGCATACGCACCACGTCGAGCGGCCAATAATTATACCCCAACGGATGGAGGAGCACCACCTTTGTATGTCTCTAATGGATCATTAGACCCAGGTAGTGCATTTCCATTGAACTTGGACGTACCTGGAGCCATGATAGGTCCAACATTTTCGGGATTGAACTTTAATTCTGACTACACGATAGGCCAGCTAGGGCACTTTGTCACAGTACGATTGGTGTGCGCAGGAATGCGAATCCGATATACTGGAACAACGATGAACCAGTCTGGCACAATACATGCGATAGAAGAGCCAAACCATTTGACGTTAAATCAATTGGATGTGGCCCAAATTTCACAATATGAATCCTATTTCCGATGCCCTGTGAAACAGGACAAATGGTGTTCACTCTATTATAATCCGGTTCATCCGGATGAATTTGAGTATGATTTGGATGCAAACCTAGACATACCTGTGTCGGGTCAGTTTTATACGCAACCAAAAAATCACCATTTTATGGGATTTATAGTAACTGGGCTACAAGCAGCTTCGTCGTTTGATTACGAGGCAGTCTCAATTTTAGAAGTGGTTGGTTCCAATGTTCGAGACCTAATTCCAGCAGAGTCCGATTTAAAATCTGTTGAAATCGCAAACAACCACTTAAATCCTGCAAATGGACAGCAACAAAATGAGAATCCCAAGGCTATATTGGAAACAGTAATGAAATCAGGCGGTGAATTTACCGAAACACTGATAAAAGGAGCCGAGACCGCATTTAATGTTGCTAAATATTTTGTGTGATTAATAGTTATGCTGTAAACTTAAAAGCAACCGTCATAGGTAAAATGTTATTATGACGTAAAATTTCAGGGAGGAGAAAGCTGAGTACTGACTCCCTGGACCGCAGGCAGGTTAAGCTGCCACGGTATACAAAACGAA